TTTTTATACAGGATACTATTTGGTAACAAGAATTCAACATTCAGTAACATATGGTGGTAGTTATTTAACAACAATGGAATTAGCAAAAGATACATTATTTTCTAGACTTGCAAGAACGTTAGGAGCAGGGGGAGAGGGGACAGTTGCTAGAGAATTGGATATAACAGAAGAGAATCAAGAAATCTTAGATCAAATAGATTCTGGTATAAATGTGGAGAATGTAGCATGAGTAGTTCAGATATTTTAAATAGTAGTGATAAAAAAGATTTTATGGGTCTTGGGGGATTTGTTTGGTTTTATGGTGTTGTAGAAGACAGAAAAGATCCTCTTTTTCTTGGAAGAGTTAAAGTAAGATGTATTGGTTTTCATACAGATGATAAAACACTAATACCAACAGAGGATCTTCCTTGGGCAGACATTATTCAACCAGTAACATCAGCCGCAATATCTGGAATTGGAACCACTCCTACTGGATTAGTAGAAGGTACTCATGTATTTGGATTTTTTAGAGATGGTAGAGAAGCACAAGAACCAGTTATTTTAGGAACATCTGGGGGTATACCTGAAAATTTTTCAAATCCTGAAAGAGGGTTTAATGATCCTAGAACAATTGAAGAAAGAAAAAATGCTCCATATCCTCCTCTTTATATCGATAGATTTGATTCGGGAATTCCTGCAAAAATTATAGAACATTCTCAATATTTTGAACCGACAACTTATGAATTTGCTGGAGAAACTCCATTAAAAGATGGTAAATTGTGGTTTGGAGAAAATAAAGATAAATCGAAAATTCAAGCAAGTGTTTATAGAAAACCAAAAAACACACCTCCAGGGGTAAAGCCCGAAAAAGCAAATACTGCACCAATGTTGACTGCTCAACTTTTTTCTAGAAATCCAGATGAAAATAGAATGATATTTGATAAAAATGGTATACCCATGATGTCTTTGCCTTCAACAACTTTACTTGGTTTAAATAGAATAAAATTTTTACGAAAACATCAATTTGAAGTTGGGGGCTTATATCCTGGACCACATTCTTCTTCTCATCCCCAATCTCAAATTGTTATGAAAGCTCATAGAATTGCAGGAAGTTTAAGCGCAACTCAAAACAAATTACATAAAGGAATTGAAAAAGCAATTGGAGAGCCTTGGGGAGTGCCACTAGATGGTTTTAATCCTGAATATCCTTATAATCATGTTACATATACTGAGAGCGGACACTTATTTGAATTAGATGATTCTCCTGGTGCTGAAAGAGTTAGATTGTTACACAGAAGTCAAAGTTTTCTTGAATTTTTACCAGATGGTTCTAGAGTTGATAATGTTGTTGGTAAGTCTTATTTTTTTGCAGATGCAGATGTACATTCTCACATTTATGGTGATGAAGTAAAACATGTTGAGGGAGCAATGAATCATGTTTATAATTCTAGAAGTGCAGGACATAATAAAATGCTTTTTGCTGGATCTGGTCATGTAGATTTAGAAATTGAAAAGGGAAATTATACTGTTGATTTAAAAGATGGTGAGATGATAATTAAAGCAAGAAATCTTAAAGTTATTGGAACGGCAACTGATCCAGGAGCATCAAAATTTCAATTGCAACAAATGTCACCAGAATTAGGAGATTCACAGGAAGCCTTTGCTACAGAAGCGGAAAGTTGGTCTTGTAATACAGGAGATTTTTTGCTAAATTGTGCAAATCAAACAGTTTCCCCTTTAGGAAATTCCAAAACAAATATAGGTGCAGATAGTGAAGTAACAGTAGAAGGAAGTTCAAATGAAGTAGTAAAGGGTATATTTGGAATGGGTATGAGAAAAGTGTGTGTGGGTAAACCAATTACTCTTGAAGCTACAAATCCTGCCGCTGGTGTTAAATTACATAGCGGTCCCGCAGGAGTATCATCATCTTTAGAATTAGATGTAAGTGGAATGGCCCTCAGTACTAAACTCGGCAATGTTACTGCAGATGCAACTATAGGAAAAATTGAATTAACAGCAGGAACAAGTTTTTCTCTTGATGCGGGTACAGAAATAGAACTTAAAAATAAAAAAGGTAATATTAAAATAGATCCCACAGGACTCATTACTGTAAAAGGAATGGGTTCTGATATTCATACTTTATTAAAAAAATTATCAATGGCATTACAAAATATGACTCATCCAACTCCTGCTGGTCCAAGTGGTCCAGCATCGAATATGAGTGAAATTATGCAATTTGATGTAGAAATAGATAAGGTGTTTCAAGCATGAGTAAAAAAGAAGAAGAAATTATTTTAGAACAAAAACCAATAATTAATGGTAATATGACAGAACTTTTAGAAAAAGTTGTAAATTTTAATAATGATTATTTGTCGTTTTTAAAAAATGAATTAGAAAAAGCTAAAGAAGAACAAGAAATGAGAAACAATGGCTGAATCAGAAAATGAAGTTGTTTTAACACAAAAGGGAGCAGTTTTTGGTGGTGACACGGCAAAAGTCTTAAATCATTTTTTATCTGGATTACAAACTTTTGGTTATAATTTTTCTGTAATTTGTGATACATTAATTCAATTTTTTCAAGCAACAAAATTATTTTTAGAATCTTTTAGAAATCCTCTTGTTGCGGGTTTAATTGAAACTATTGATTCTTTAATAGAAGCACTTGAAGAGTTACAATCTTTAGGATTTGGTAATATTAATGTTTGGCCTTGGGTGCATGGAACATATCCTCAACAAGTAAATACTGAAAAATTAGATGAAGCAATGCTTGGTCTAATTGCCGCTATGGAAGGAATTGATATTGGAGATATTCGTTTTAGTGAACGTGGAAGGTTTGTACAGACAAAAAATGGAGAGTCTTTACTCACTCCTCAATCACAGTTTAAAAGTGCAAGTGCTAAGAATGTTTTTCAAACAAAAGATACAATATATGATTGTTTGACAGGTATTCGTAATTTTTTTCATCCAGAATTGTGGGCGGGAACCACAACTCCTTTTTGGCTCGATAGTCCATATGATGCCGCTCAACGTAGATTAAGAGATGAAGAAGCAGGCCGAATGGGAAGTTTTGAAGCTCTATCTTCTAGAAGAGAAGAGTCAGGAGACTATGAACAATCATTAATGGGTCAGGCCGCAGATTGGTCTAAAGATACACTTCTTGATACAATTGACTACACACAAAAAAATCTATTTGTTAGAGAATTAACTCCTGAACAAGCTATAAACAAAATTGTTCAATCATTGTCGGCAGGCGCTCCTGATGATAATAAACCAACTGGATCTGGACCATATAAAGCATTTATGTTAATGTTTGCTCTTCCAACAATAAATGATGTACTTCAGGTGATCCAACAATTTGCTGATTATTTTGGTTCTGTTCTCGGTGATCCACTGGTTAAAAAATTAGTTGCACCAGGAACTGGTACAAATGATAATAAACCAATGACAATTACATTAGGAGAACCTTTACATAAAGAGGGAGATTGGGATAGAGAAGATGAACAATCAATGTTTTATTATGAAGAAAGTGATTATAAACCAAGAAAACTTAAAGATGGCACATATAAATGGGGTGGTAAAATACCCATGTTTAAACCGGGTGATAGAATTATTCAAACAGGTGGTGTATTGGGATTTCATAGTTTTTCTGCTGAAGTTATAAAACATTATCCAATAGTTGTTAAAAATGGTATGATTTTACAAAATAAAGTTAAGGTAAAAGGAGCCAGAGGAGAGTTTTTAAAATCAAATCATAAACCTCTTAATTCGGCTACAGTACCTATTGTTAGATCCATTCTAACAGGAAAACCCAAGCCTAATTTTGATCCTATTTTTAGAACAGATACATTAGAAAAACCAATTGAAAGAGTAGATGGTTCATTTTTTGGAACAATTAAAGACGGCTCAACTACAATATCAGAAATTATACCTAATGACACTACGGGACAATTTCTTAGAACCTACTGTCAAGAAATAAGGGGATTTGAAGGAGTAGATGGAGCATTGAAAGGTTCTAAAAATCATGAAATTGAAATCTCTTATATGGACTTTATAAGAAAAATTAAAAAAGGAATGACAATTCAACATCCATTTTTAGAGCCAATGGATCTGTCTGATAGGGCTTTTGATTTTTATAATGATTCAGCATTTACGGGTTCTGAATTTTCATTTAATTATGGTAAATTATTAGATGCAATGCCATCATTAGAAGTACAGTATCGTATTGCTAATATTAAAATTGATGGTGTTGTTATAGAAAATACAGATAATTTAACAACAACGGATCTTTTTTATTATACTAAATCAGAAGACGGTTGGCCCAATTCTATTGGAATAAAAAAACTTGAATTTGAAATAGGATTTCTAAATTATGATGGATCATATGATACAGATTTTTTAAATATTGATATTGGAGGATTAATAAACGTACCAAATTCAGAAGGAGGAGGAGTAAAATCTTGGCAAACAACTATACCTACAAGTAGTGATAGAATTGGTCCACCTAATCCACCTTTTGAAATATTATCAGCAAATAAAAATATTTCTCCTAATTGGAAATATTTGAGAATATCAGATTTGTTTCCAGCATATGGACAAGTTATAAAAGAAGCAATTGGACAAGTAAAAAAGTTCAAAAAAATTGTTGAAAATGTAGCTAAAACATTAGATGAATATATAAAATTTTTAGAAAGACAAATAAAAGCAATACAGAGATTAAATGATCAAATACAACAATTGATTGCGTTCTTTTCTAAAGGATTAAATGGAGCTGGTATTTATACAGGACAATTTGGTGGAGAGGGTGTTGCTGATTTTAGAAAGAAATTACAATCTTTAAAGATGTTACAAACCAGTCCAAATTCTTTGAATGAAATAACTTTAGATACAATTGAAACTGATACTGAAATAGAAGATCCTTTTACTGGATTAAAGAAAACAGTTAAAAGAAAAGTTTTAAGACCAAAAACTATAAAAGCAGAAGATAGAGAAGAGCTTGATGGTATTCCAAAAGAATTAAGTGAACTTGATAATTTAAAATATTCTGGAGCTATTGTATTTTTTGCTCAGGGTCCTGATATATCAAAGTTTGATACATTTATGAATAACTTTAATGGATTAGCGACTCTTGGAAAAGGATTTCTTTCAAATTTATATGATACAGAACATGATATCACTAAAAGATTATCTTTACGTGTGCATGATATACAGGGACAAAAAAAAGATGAAACTTTTGCAAATATAGAACAATTGGGATCAATTGATGAAGAATCAACTATACGAATTGTTTTTACAAATGAAACTGATGGATTAAGTAAAACTGATAGAGACCTTCTTAATAGTCAGATGGAAAGAACTATAGATTTTTCTCCAAAAGTTCAAATGAGTAGTGTTGTACTTACAAATTCTGAAGATAATTCTGCTCATACAAAAAATGATTCAATTATATTATTTCAAGGAACATATGATCAAGAAGAGAGTACTGCGGATAAATTTTCTGAAGATTCTGTCTTTCATCAATTTGTAACACAGCCTAGAACAAGTATGATAGGAAGTTCACTTCCTGATGAAGATGGAAATTATGAAAAACAATATTTCAATATAGACCTTAAACCCAAAAAACCATTAAAAAGATCAAACGACAAATATAAAATTATAGTTCAAACAAGTATCATAAATCCTGAAGGAATTGCTTTAAGAGAGAGGGCTATTCTTGAGATTGGATTTTCTATAAATCCCGTAACTGTAAGTAGTGGAGAATTAGTTTAATGGCAAATAATTCAATTTCTAGAACAGGAACTTTTACTTCAAGTGGATCTGCTGGAGGTTCGGGAACATATCATTATAATCATGGTGAAAATTGGAGTAGTTCTGGATCATCTGGTTATTCTGGTGTAGATTATTATTCTAATGATGATTTTAAAAACAGTTCTATTTTTGCTAATACTGATAGTAAAATTTCTGTAACATTTTCACAAGAATTAGATAATAGTTCTGTAACTGTTTTTAATAAAGATATTGAATTACCTTTTGATCTTCAAAATAAAAAAGGAACTATTGGATTAACACATATTGTTTCTTCGACTCTAGGAGCAACAACTGATGATAATAATTTAAAAGCCTTAAAATTAACTTCTATTCCAATAAGTATAACAGATAATGATCATTCTGATACTGCAAATCAAGAATTTGTAGAAATGGCTTCTGTTCCTTCTACAGTAGATAATAAGACTTATGTATTTACACCAAAGGCAAATCTTTCTTCAAATACAACTTATTTTTTAAGAATGGATCCTACTAATGTACTTGATTCAACAGGAGCGAAAATTAGTTATGATATTGAAAGGGGTTTTGTTACAGATAACTCACAAAGTTTTGTAACTACAAAAGATTATTATGATGGATTTTCAATACAAATTGAAAAGGTTGATTTATCTACAGGTGAAACTGAACCCAATTCTGATGGCGTAACTGGACCCCAATTCGATTCTTTGACTTTATATCGATCATCCGGAACAGTTTCTTCAGCAACTATTTTAAAAAATTTATATACAGAAGGAACAGAATTAACATATCAATTAGATGTATCTTCATATAAAATGAATGTTGCTTATACTGCTACGGATCCTATAGTAATTACAAATATAGATCATGGATTAGCAGATGATGATAAAATAGAAGTTTATGATGTAGTAAGTGGAAATTCAGTTAGAACAGGAACATATACAGTAACAGAACTTACTTCAGATACATTTTCTATTCCTTTAGATGGTACAGGAAGCGATGCTGGTAGATTGAATTATTATAGAAATGTAAATAAAAATGATTTATTTAAATGGAGTGAAGTAGAGTCTGATGTTACTTATACTGTAAGAAAAAAAGCATTATCTGTTCCTAGAAAAAACAGAAAAAATATTGATAGTGATTTATTAGAAGCAAAGATTACAACTAAAGCAACAAGTGATGGACTAGATGATGGAACAATTTCAGGAAGAATAGGAAAAATAATAAAAGTTAATGACAATATTATATCATTTGTTGCTGTTGATACTTCAGAATATGGTGGAAAAATAACAACTTCTGCTTTTGTTAATAATTCTATAGTTGATATTTCGACTTCTAGTAACGATATTAGATTTCATATAAAAGCAAATACTTCTCCTGATCATAATGTACATCCTTTTCATTCTTCTGCGCCTAAAGTAGTTTCTACTTTTCCCGAAGATGGGGAATCATTTTCAAGAAAATTGAAAATTACACAAATTTCAAGAAGAGGGGCTATTGCTATTGTTTCTACAAATCATCCTCATAATTTATCTAAAGATGCTTTTATAAAAATTGTTGATTCTACTCAAGACATTTATAATAAAACAACAAAAGTATTACTTGTTCCAACATCAAATACTTTTCATTATGATTTGGGTGCAAGTAATGATTTTTCAAATGTACAGAGTCCTGCTCCTGGAAAACCAAAACTTCAAATTAGTAATGATGATGGTACTACTTATGCAGAAAGATATAATGCTATATTTGTAAATTTTAGTCAATCTATGAATACAAGCACCGTTACGGTTTCGGATGGAACAAATTTGGTTTCGGCAGATGGAACATCGGCGGTATTTGCTGGTGGACAAGATTCTGCTTCAAGTACAATACAATTATCAGATGATGGATTTGAAACAATTGAAAATTGTGTTTCAGTAACAGCAAGTGCGGGTAATTCTGTTTTTGCAATTGTACCTGAAACTCTTAAAGCAAGACATAATTATAATATAAAAGTTAAAACAGATGTTCAAGATTTGGGAAAAACAAATAGTCTTTATCAGTTTACAACGACTGAAGGAACTACTATTGGAATAAAAGTTGTAAATCCACAGACAGGTCAAGAGACAGTATATTCGAAAGATGAAGATCCTCCAAAAATCAAAAAAATATCTCTGGCAGGACATGTTTTAGAAAGTTCTGATTTATCTGAAATAACTTCTCCTGACAGCTATCAATCTCTTGCTATTAATCCTGGTGCTATAGCGGTTCAATTTTCTGAAAGTATGAAAATAAATTCAGTAACTACTGCAACATCTAATACAGATCCTACAGGCACAGTATTGCTGTCTGCCGATGATTTTAGTACAGTTGTTCAAATGACTACAGATCCAGTTGTAACAACAACTGATGAAGAGAATGATACATTTACTTTTACTCCTGTGGCAAATTTATCTGCAAATGCAGTTTATACTTTAAAAATCTTAAAAGATGTTACTGATGATTCACCAGAAGAAAATCGAATGGTACAAGATAATGTAAGTTCTATAAAAGTTCTTACCACAAATTCTGTTCCTGCATCCTCTGATAATTATTATAGTGCAGGAGAAATTATATCTGGAGTTAGAACATTAACGATTAAAGCAAATATAGGTACACCAACTATAGGAGTAACTGCTGGATCTACGTTTTTGGGTTTAACATCAAAAGGTAAAGGTAAGGTTTTAGATTTTACTGAAGATTCGGGAGCAATAACATCTATTAGATATACAGAAATAGCTAGTAATGATGGATCTATTAGACCTTTGAGTCCTGGTGAAATTTGTAAAGTAAGTGATACTGTTAATTTTACAATTGATAATGTTGCAATAACTGATCCTCCAGAAGGAAATGTTGTTTCTTTTACTTCATCAACAAGAAAATTAATTTATAGAGATAGAAGAACAACTAATGAATTTGTATCAGCAAATTCAAGTGCAGAGAGAATTTTTGGAAGAACATCGGGGGGAGAAGTTTTTGCAAGTAGTTCTGGTAGTGAAGGAATAGTAGGAGAAGGATTTAAAACTACTACAACTACACCTGTAGCAAATGTGTTTTTTAGTGATGGTTCAAGTTTAGTGTCTCCTATAGATGGAAATCAAACTGGTATTGATGAAAGATCAAATCTTACTGTTACGTTTAATCAGACAATGAATGTTGAAAGCATTAATTTTAATGCAGTTGATTCAATAGTAAGAGATTCTTACAATATATTGCTTTCTTATGATGATAGTTTTCAAAATACAATACCATTGAGTACGAATTTTACTAGGTCAAATAATGATACTGTATTTGAATTTCAACCAGCAATATTGTCAAATACAAGTTTACAATTAACACAGAATAAAAATCTTTATGCTAAGATAACACAGACAGCAAAAAATAAAGGTGATGAAAATTTAGCAAGCACATTTTCTCCTTCAAATTATGCTAATACTACCACAGCGGTTGATTTTAAAGCAATAAATGCTTCTGTTTTTACAGAAGATGGACAAGAAGTAATATTGGGAACGGGATCTTCTGGATCTATGCCCAATCAGTCTACAATAATATCAGCAGGAACTCCTATTGTTATTCATTTTAATGAAGTTCCTAAATTGTCAACTTTTGCTTTTAATTCAGAAATAGAATTATCGACTGTTAGTGGTTTTTCTTCTTTGCAATCAGCTTGCTCTTCATTAAGTACCTCAGGTACTTATGGAACACAAATAATGATTACGCTTTCCAGTGGTGCTTTTCCTCCGAGTGGAGCGGCTTTAACTTCAGGTACACGATATTATTTGAGAATTGGTAACACAGTAGGCGGAACGAATGAGGGGGGACAAGCACTTGATACAACTGTAGTATATTTTAATTCATTTACAATTATATAAGGAGAAATATTATGCCAATGGTTAAAACTAATTTAGTAAACGGAATAATGTCTGCACTTGCCGCAGGATCTGCTTCTGGAACGGAACAGGAAGTAGCAAACAAATTAGCTGATGCAATAGACACTTATATAAAGTCTGCAACTGTTACTACTGAAGTTAAAACTGTAGTTACAGGAGCTACTGCTCAGGGTCCGCTTCTGCCTGGTGGGGCTGGAACGGGAACTTGCATAGGAACTCTTTCATAGAAAATCTTTATAAATAAACATATGGCTACGAATTCAACACAAGAAGATTATACTTTTCCCAATGAAGATACGCCTCGGCATCTTACCCCCGAGGAGGCACATAGACATGCATTGTCTTTAATGCATCAACCTAGGGATTTAAGTATGCAGTTTCTTCAAAACCCCAATACAGGAGATGCTTCTGTAAAATCAGGATCTAATGCAGTAAAAGAGCAATTAAAATCTTTAATTTTAACTAAAAAATTTGAGAGACCATTTCAACCTGGAATTGGTTCAAATATAATGGACTTATTATTTGAACCAGGTGATATAATTACTGAAAAATTAATTGAAGATGAAATTAGATCAGTAGTGGAAAATTATCAGGAGAATGTGGATATATTGGACGTAATTGTTAATAGCGAAAGAGAAGGAGAAGGTTATCGTATAAAAATAATTTTTTCAATTGCTAATGAATCTGAACCGGTAACATTTACAACATTTTTATCAAAAACAAGAGGTGCTTAAATGACAGAAGCTACGAAATTAAGAGTTTCAGAATTAGACTTTGATCAAATAAAAAACAATTTTAAAAGTTTTCTTAAAGAACAAGATATTTTTAGAGATTATAATATGGATGGTTCTGTTATTTCTCAATTGTTAGACATTTTAGCATATAATACTCATTATAATGCTTTTTATTTAAACATGATAGCAAATGAAATGTTTATTGATTCTGCAACTACTAGAAATGCTATAATATCTTTATCTAAATTATTGGGATATACTCCAAAATCAAGAACAGGTGCAAAGGCAAATGTAAATATATCAATAACACCTGATGATGCTCCCGCAAATATTACTGTAGCAAAAAATACATTATTTAATTCTGTTATAGAAGGAGTTAATTATTCTTTTGTTACTGATAAATCATATTCGACAACTGCAAATTCTGATAATTCAACAGTTACTATTTCAAACGTTTCGCTGATTCAAGGAGATCCTTTAACCTATAGATATACTGCTAATACAAAAGATTCTTCACAAAGATTTAGTATTCCTAATAGAGGAGTTGATCATTCAACAATTTCAGTTTCTATTAAAGAAAATTCTTTTACTACAGAATTATCACCCTATACTATGGCAACCGATTTACTTGAAGTCAATTCAACATCAAATGTATTTTTTATAGAAGAAGGATCGGATTTTAAGACAGAGATAAAATTTGGAGATGGAGTTTTAGGAAGAAATTTAAAATCTGGAAATATTGTTATTATAGATTATAATATTTCTGAAGGAGTTTTAGGAAATGGTGCAAATAATTTTACAGTTGCAACAACTGCTGGAGGATATTCAACTGTTAGTCTTTCAACTAATGGTAAAGCAGAAGGTGGTTCAGATGAAGAAACTATTAATTCTATAAGATTTAATGCTCCCAAACACTATAATACACAAAATCGAGCAGTAACAAAAGATGATTATAAGAGAATAATTTTAAGAGATTATCCATTAGCAGAATCAATAGTTGTATATGGTGGAGAAGAAGCAGATCCTCCAGAATATGGAAAAGTTTTTATTGGTGTAAAACCTAAATCTGGACTTTATTTAACAGATTCAGTAAAAACAAATATCAAAGATAATATTCTTAAAAAATATAATGTTGCATCTATAACACCAGAATTTGTTGATCTTGATTACATTTATGTTTTGTTAACAACAACTATTAATTTTGATTCAAGAAAAACAACAAAAACTTCACAAACATTAAGAAGTAGTATTATAAATTCTATTAACACATATGTTTCTGAGGATCTTTATAAATTTGAACAAACCTTTAGATTATCAAAGTTGCAAACAAAAATTGATGAAACTGATACTTCTATTTTAGGTAATGATAGTGCTATTAGATTGAAAAAAATACTTATACCCTTATTAAATACAAAATTATCTTATACTTTAAGATACAATAATGCAATTTATCATCCTCATTCTGGTCATGCTCCTGCTTTGTCTTCTACTGTATTTTCTATAAATGATGAAAAAGATATTTTACAACAAGATTGTAAAATTAAAGATAAAGATGGTGTATTAATAGTTTATAGAACAGACAATGAAGGAAAAGAATGGACAGTTAGGGAAAATATCGGTTCTATTGATTATATAACTGGAAAAGTAATAATAAATTCTTTTGATCCTGCTTCATATGCAGGCAATGAAATTAGTATAACGGCTATACCTGTTTTAGGAGATGTTATATCTTTAAGAGAACAATTGATAACAATTCAAGAAAGTGATGTTAATTTAAAAATGAATGATTCTTCATTAGTTACAAAACAAGATCAAGTTACAACATCCGAAACCGCAACATCTCAAACTACTGTAGTAAATTATTAAAATGTCAGAATATAATTGGTTAAAAGATACAGACAATATAAAATTACAAAATAAGATATCACATTTAGTTGAGAATCAGTTACCTGAATTTTATAAAACTGAAGGAATAAATTTTGCCGAGTTTTTAAAATTTTATTATAAATGGATGGAATCACATGAATTAACTATTTCAAAGGTGACTCAAGACGAATATCATGTTATGTTAGAAAGTGAGCAGGGGGGATTTATTTTAGAAACAGGATCGGATCTTATATTAGAAAGTGATAGAACAAATGAAAGTGCTTATGAAAAAGATGAAATTATAACAGGAGTAACTTCAGGTGCAACTGGTGTTGTTGATAGAAACACAAATACAGCATCGAGTAAAATTTATGTAACCGAAGTAACAAAAACAGATTTTGAAGTAGGGGAATTAATTATAGGCACAAATAATCGTACACTTGGTACTGTAGTTAGTTTTCAAAAAAATCCTATTTTTGCATCAAGAACATTATTAAAATCAAGAGATGTTGATAGTACTACATCATCTATATTAGATAATTTTACTGGAGAATTTTTGACAAATTTTCCAGTAAATTTAAGTGCAGATAAATCACTTCTAATAAAACATATATCTGATATTTACAGAGCAAAAGGAACAAGTACTTCATATGATTTTTTATTTAAATCATTATATGATATACAAAATCTTAATTATTATACCCCAAAAATAGATTTACTTAAACCGTCTTCTGGTAATTGGCAACAAGATCAATCTATCAGAATTATTACAGATGATCCTGCATCTTCATTTGAAAGCCATTCTGTTACAGGAAGTCAATCAAAAGCAACTGGAATTGTAAATCGTATTGAACAATTTGCGGCCGGAATTTTTGATATAACAGAATTATTTTTAACAGAAATTGAAGGAACATTTATTGTAGGAGAATCAATTGTTTCAAATGAAGTTGACGGAGTATCTGGTAGTGGAATAGCACAAGGATTGATATCTGAAATTGTTATTTCCAATCCTGGTTCTGATTATAAAATAAATGATAAACTTACTTTTTCTGGTGGAGGGGGCGTTGAAGCAAAAGCGAAAATAACAGATATTGGATCTGGTGCGTTAACTCGATTTACTGTATTTGATGGTGGAGATGGATATCTTGAGGATAAAGAATTAACAGTAAATAATTTTGCTACGTTGGGAACTGGATTTACTGGAAAAATTAAAGATGTAATTGATACTTTTACATTTTCAAAAAATGAAGATATAATAGGAAATTTTACTACAGTTCTATTTAATGATTCTACATATGAATTAAGTGGTGATATAACAGCAAATAGTGAAAATAGATTAATTGATGCATTAGGTTTTTCAAAATTGGATGCTGGACATATTTCTACTGTAGAAACAACTTCAGGCGGAAGTGGTTATCGAGCTATTCCTAAAATAACAGTTACAGAACCAACAACTGAAGACTTTGATGAAAATTCTGTTCAAATTTTGAACTTAAACCCCGATCCTGATGAACTTGCTACAACAAATGCGATTTCAGATTTTTTTGATCCTGGTGAAAAACTAACTTCAAATAGCGGTAATAAAATAGGAACATTTTTTGGTACTGTAAAAACAGACGATAATCTTTTAGATCCTTCTAGAATAAGAGTAAAAACTATAAAATTTTTAGATGCGGATGTAACTCAAAAAATTCCAGTCGCACAAAGAAATGATTTGATTGTTAATAATTCTTCTTATTTGTCAACTACAAAACCATCAGTATATCATGTACAATTTGTTTCTGGTGGTACGGGATCAGTAAATACTATAAAATATAAACGAGGAATTGATGCAAGAGAAGATTTTAATAGTGCAAATAATATTGGAAATATAGATTTTTATCCAACATCGGCGCCTTATATAGAAGTAACGGGTGGTTATCAGACATTAAGTTTTGGTATTACATCACTTACAAGCGTTAGCACAACTGCAACTGCAACCACATATGGAAAACATGGATTAGAAGATGGACAGACACTTGTCATAGCTGGAGCAACTCAAACTGAATATAATGGAAGTGTAACAATTTCTGTGGCAAGTACAACTACTTTTTCATATACCTTTGCTGGTTCTGCTACATCTCCTGCTACAGGAACAATAACATATAATGAAAATGTCTCTGCAAAATTTACATTACCTTTTGGACATACTACTGATGATGAATATGCTTTTTCTACTATTGATTTTGTTTCGGGAGAAGTTATTACTGGTGCTAATTCTGGTGCTACGGCAACTGTAAATACTGGTGTTGCTTTTTCTGCCGGAGGAGATTTAGGAAATAATGCAATTATTGGAGTAGCTTCAGGAGATGCTGGCTCTGGTTCAATTGTATCTATAGAAATTCAAGATCCAGGAGTAGGATTTACATCTGCTCCTACAATAACAATGCCAGGCCTTGGTGCAGAAAATGCAAATTTAGTCGCAAAAATTGGTGCATTGAGATCAGAAACAGGATTTTATCTTGATGAAGATGGACAATTGAGTTCTAGTAAAAAACTTATTGATAGTGATTTTTATCAAGATTATTCTTATTCATTAATTGCTAATAAACAACTTAATGATTATCAAGAAATTATTTTTAAATTATTACATCCTGTAGGAACAAAACTTTTCGGAGAATTTACTCCGGATCCTGCTGAATTAAATATGGGATTTGATAGTAGAATAAAATTTGAAGATGGTGATCTAGCATTAAAGGAAGATGGTGATGATCTTTTAATGGAGGATCAGACAAATCCAAAACATGAAGTAGTATTTAATAATAATCAAAATTTAGGAACGGGAACTATTACTTTAACAGGTAACTCTGATGTATTATTAGGAGATACTACAGATTTTTCAGCAACGTATGGTGAAGGAGACCATATAGTTGTTGATGATGAACAGTCTTTTGAAGTTTCTTACGGTGAATTGAGATTAGAAAATTATTTAGCGGGTACAATAACATCATCCTCATCAAATGTTATTTCTATTATAGGTTTAGGTAATACTTATCCTAAGACTACAACTGTGCCTAATGATTTTAGTGGTAATGCTAATTTTGTTGCAAATAGCGTAGTTACGCAAATAAGTGCTACGACAGGTGAAAGAGTAACTGGTATTGTTCTTAGACACGAATTAGATGATTCAAATAATAATACATTAATTTTGCATTCATGTAATGGAATATTTGATGTTTCAAGTAATGCAAATTCTACAGTTGGAAATAATTCAGTAATTGATATAGACACATATAATATTATTTTAGAGGGGGGTTCTCCATATATTTATGATGAAGATGGGAGAATAATTGGCAATGCTGATTTGGATGGTTCTCTTGTATCACAAGAAGACGGAACATCAATTATTGCTTTAGAAAATAGTATATATCAGAATAATGAGTCTATCACAACCGCAACATTTCAATATGTAAAATCAAATGTAATTTTTGGTGTTGCAACAGATTTTCAATCAGATTTTAGAATAAATGATAGAATTAAAGCACAGTCAACTAAACAAGATACAAAAATACTTGAAATAATTAATTCAACATGTTTAATAGGAAATACTTCAATAAGCACGGATACAGATTTTAATATAATTTTAGAGAATTATACACCAGGTTATCCAGGAAATTTCATTGCAGAAAATAGTGATAATATTATTTTAAATAATATTGATCCTAATGCAGTTAAATTTGATAATGAAGATATACAATTTTATAATTTACTTGAAGCAAATGTAAGAGGAACAACTACTGCAAATGGTATATACACAGGAAATACTTCTTTAATAGGAATAGGTTCTTCTTTCGATGAAGATTTATTAGTAAATGATGTTATTTCATTATCTTCTAATACATCTTCAAAAGCAACAATTTTAACAATAGTAGATCAAACTTTAACTTTAAATACAGCATTGGGCGATGGAACAGAGGGTCAAACTATAATTTTGCATACTCATAGAAATTTAGATTTAGAAAGAAGTGCAACCACTATAACCCTATCAACTCCTTATGATGCTTCAAATAATTTTATGAATTTAACAGTTAATTCTATTGCTACAGGATTGCTACTTCTTGAAGATGGAATTGGTACTGCTAATGCGGGATATGTTGGAAACACTTCAACTGAAGGAAGTTTTAAATTTGAAATATTATCATCATTTAATAATCAAGTACCTAAATTTATACAAACATAAAAATATTTTATTAATATAAATAAAGATATGGCTAGACTGGTAACGACAAAATTTAAAATACATAACGCAGAGCAATTTATTGAATCTCTTAGCGAAACTTCAGCAACAAATTTATATTTGTTTATTGGAAAAGTTCAAGAATGGGATGATGAAAATACTCCCCCTATGCCGAATGAAGCCGTAGCTAATACTTTGTATAGTTATTGGGATCAAATGGTTGCCACAAAAAAGGTTACTTCTGCAGATGTTAAACATGTTATTACAAGAAGAAATTGGGAATCGAATACTACATATACTGCTTATTCTCATAGGAATCCAGATCAGTTAGCAAATAATTTTTATGTTGTTACAGAAGATTTTAATGTATATAAATGTTTACAGAATAATTTGTCAAATGGGACTTCAACAATTAATCCAACTGGTACAGGTACTGCAGTTATTGAAGTAGATGATGGTTATAAGTGGAAATATATGTATACAATTACATCTCAAGATACTTTAAAATTTACAACATCTGAATATATTCCTGTACAAAAAAGCGTAGATTCTAGACAGATTGCAGTTGAAGATGCCGCTACTGATGGACAAATAGACATTATTAATAAAACATCAAATGGAGATTTTAAAGTTGAATTTACGGCTGGTCCTAAAAATGCTATTGGTGATTCTCAAGATTTTATTTCTAGTGAAATCTTAATAGGCCAAACATCAAATAGTTATGGAACACTTGTTAGTTTTACTTCTGGTGCTAATAATTTAACTTATTCTCCCAGTACAGGAAATACAAAATTTGTTGATGGTGAAGTTGTTTTGGGAGAAACATCTAATGCAAGAGCAACAATTTCTGCTACTCCAATATCAACATATGAATTTGATACAGGACTTTTTGCAAGTGTAACTAATTCTACTGTAATGCAATTATCTACAAGTGCAAATAATACTGTGGATGATTTATATGTAAATTCAACAGTTTTTGTGGTAAATAATGCAGGGCAGGGAGAACAAACTACAATTACACAATATGATGCTGTAACTAGACAAATAACTGTAGATCCTGCTTTCTCTATTACACCAGCCACTGTTTCTGGTTATGAAGTATCTCCATCAATTACAATAAATGGAGATGGAACTGCTTTTAAAGGAAGAACGAGAGGAAATTCATCTCATGGGGTAACAGAAGTAACTATAACAGAAAGAGGATCGCTTTACACTATAGCATCTCCATCTATTTTTGCTAATTCTTCTCATGGTACAGGTGCAAATTCTGAAGTTATTATTGGACCTGTAGGAGGACATGGTAAACATGCTATTGAGGAATTGGGTGGAAATAGAGTTATGGTTGATTCTCGTATTTCGGGAAATGAATCGGGAATATTTACAACATCTAATGATTTTAGACAAGTAGGATTATTAAGAGATCCTTTACAAACTGCAAATACTCTTGCATTTTTTACAGAATCTTTATCAGATCAATCTACAACTTTAACACTTGGGGGTATTCAAGGTTCTTTTCAATCAGATGAAAAAGTTTATACGGGAACATCTTTAGCAAATAGTACTGCCAATGGAGTTGTTGTAGATTTTCTAAATAATAAGACACTAAGAATAAATGAAGTCAAAGGTACTTTTCAAGATAGTAATGTGGTGACTGGATCAAATTCAAGTTCAACTGGAACAATCTCTGCAAATGGTGTTACTCAACCAGGAATGAAACCTTATAGTGGTGATGTACTTTATATTGAAAATAGAGAAAAAATTACTAGATTACCGAATCAAGTAGAAGACTTTAAGATTGTATTGGAGTTTTAACAAATGCCTAAATTAACACAAGATTTTAATATATCACCTTATTATGATGATTTTAATGAAGCAAATAAATTTTATAAGGTTTTATATCGTCCTGGATATTCTGTTCAGGCAAGAGAATTAAATCAGATACAATCTATTCTTCAAAATCAATTAGAAAAAACAGGAGATACCCTCTATCAAGATGGCTCTAAAGTTTTAGGAGCAGAATTAATTTTAAACAATAAGATTAATTCTTTAAAATTAAAACCAACTTATTCTGATATTGCAATTACTTCATCAAATTTTGATAGTAGAATTATTCAAGGACAAACATCTGGAGCAAAAGCAGAAGTTGTAACAAGTAAAGGATTTACTACTGATAATTTAGATATTTTGATGATAAATTATGTTGATGATACTAAATTTTTAGATAATGAAATAATTAATACTATTGATACGGGAACAACATATTTTGCAAGTGTTGCTGGAGAAGCCGATGGACTAACAGGAGCAACTACATCAACATCTTTAGCTTCTGGTTTGGGTTCTCTAGTTAGTATTAATGAAGGATTATTTTATGTTGGTGGATATTTTGTTCATGTTTCTCCTCAAAATCTTATTTTAGATACTGAAAATAATAATCCTACTTCAAGAATAGGATTATCAATTACAGAAACTATCATTTCAAGTATTGAAGATTCTACACTTCTAGATAACGCAATAGGAACTCCTAATTATTCTGCTCCTGGAGCAAATAGATATAAAATTGAATTAACATTATCAACAAAGACTTATTTTGAATCTGGTAAACTAATAGCATCATCTGGTCTTACTTTTTCTGTAAATACAAAAGATAATAGATCAGGAATAGTAAGTATTACAACAACTACTGACCATAACTTATCTGTGGGCGATGTCATAGTGGTAGCTGGTGCTACTGAAACAGAATATAATGGAAAATATACAATTTCAGCAGTTGGATCTACTACAGAATTTTCTTATCTAATACAAGGTAAACCATCAACACCTGCATCTGGAACACCTGGATATATAACAGGAGTAACTGATCCAATCGCTAAAAATGCGGATTCTGATTTTATTGAGTTATTAAGATTAGAAAATGGTGAAAAGATTGAAGAAGTAAAATTTCCTATTATGGGAAATATAGAAAAAACTTTAGCAAGACGAACATTTGATGCTTCCGGAGATTTTACAGTTAGACCATTTTCGCTTGATATTCTCAATCATAAAATACAAGGAACTGCGGGTGACAGAACACTAACAAATACAAGTACGACTGTTACTGCTAATGGTTCAAATTTTATAGCAGATGTTAATGTTGGGGATACTATATTCTTTTCAGGAAATACTGCAAAAACTGCTGAAGTTACATCACTATCAAATACTACATCTCTTACATTAACAACTGGAACTGCTTTAGGTGATGGAAGTAATAATCAAAAAATAGGTGTTTCTACAAAATTATCTGCAGAATTAAGTCCAGGAAAAGCATATATTAAGGGATTTGAACACGAAACTTTAATTCCAACATTTGTAAATTTAAATAAAGCAAGAAGCACAGAATCAGTTACCGCAGAAAAACAGGGAGTTGAATTTGGACCATACGTAATTGTATCAGATGTTATTTCTAATACTGCTTTTACCTTAGGAGTAAATTCTGCAACTATTAATTCAACATCTGGAGGAACGGGTGCTGATTTAATGGATTTGCATATGGTTAAGTGGCCAGCAACCACTCAATGTGAAGGAACGATAACTGCAAATGCTATTGCATATGATTCTGCAGGAGCTATTAAATATGTTGGTATTGATACTACTTCAGCCGCAACAATAGCAAATACAAAAATAGGAACAGTACGATTAAGACAACTTGATTTTAGAGCAGGAAGAAATTCTGATGTAATTTCAGAATATGGACATGGTGCTGATGCAAATGGTACTTATCATAAAAAGTTTCCTATAATATATGATGCTCATTTATTTGATTTTAGATTCCAAAAAACTGAGGATGATGTAAGTGCCGCTGATGCAAATACATCTCAAATTAGATTATCGACTTCTTCTTTTCCTACAGTCAATTGTTTATATAATGCAACCATAACTGTTAATACATCTTATTTGGGAGTTAATACTTCTGATACTAGAACTATAATTGTTTGGACAGGTTCTAGTACTTCAGGCACTCCAAGCACTAATTATACTGCAGTTTTAGATAGTGCATTAACACAACCGACTCAAGGAGATTCTACTTATTCTATAAATTGGGGAGTTAAAGATATTAGTTCTGTTGTTGAAGTGGATTCCACAACTATTACTAAAGCAATGAATATTGATATTAGTGGTAGAAATGATTCGACTGAAACTGGAAATACCGTTTTAAATGATAACAATGATGATCAAAGATCATTATTATTTCCTTATCAGAACAAAACACTTGCGGGTTTGACAAAAGCAAATTATAAATTTAAAAGGTCATTTACAAAAACTCTTTCTGGTGCTGGAACTGGATCCATAACGGCACCAACAGGAGAATTGTTCTATCCAGCAACGGGTGCAGGACAGCTTTCTACGGCTGTAAGAGATAACGATTATTTAGTTTGGTGTACAGCAAATGGTGTTGCTTCCTTAAAATATGGAGATTTTATTGAGTTTACTAATACTTCTGGTACTGCCATTGGATCAGAGTTAAGATCACTTGAATTGAATGCGACTGGAGATACACTATCTATTGATGTAACAGGAGGAACTTTAGGAGCTTCGGGAGGAATTGATTATACTAATCAACCGATATACATTATTGCTACAATGATGTCTGATCCTAGAGAGGCTAATGATTTTGGTGCAACTCTTGATAATGGGGGAATTGGTAAAAAAACTTTAGTAACAGCAAATACTACAGTTGCTAATATAGCTTCTGGTTCATCAAATACAATTCAGGCAGATTCTGGACAAATTCATTTGGGAATAGCAATGAATGCAGAACCGGGTGTTGCTAATAGTTTAAAACTAGCAGATATTAAAAAATTACATGCTGTTATAACTTCTTTAAATCCTGCCGCTGAAGTTACAAATGCTATGGTGACCGCGGCTTTGTCTGATACTTCAAATGCTCATAATATTACAAGTAATTTTATATTTAATAATGGACAAAAAGATAATTATTATGATTATGGAACTATAACTTTAAAAACAGGAGAAGATAGACCAGTTGGACAAGTAATAGCAATAGTTGATTATTATAATCATACTGGTTATGGTCCATTTACAGTTGATTCTTATATTTGGTCGGGTTCTGGAAACACCGTATATGCTGAAATTCCATCATATACAAGTTCAACAACTGGTACAAAAGTTGAATTAAGAGATATGATTGATTTTAGACCTAAGAGATTGGGATATGAAACATCTGATGGTACTAATGCTCAAGATAATGATATTACAGCAACAGCAAATGTATTTAATGAAAAAGCAATGCCTGATTATGATTATACATTTGATGCGGATTATAGTCATTATGTTTCTAGAAAAGATAAAATTGTATTAAACAGAGATAGAACATTTGAAGTAATTGAAGGAGTAGCAGATAAATTTCCACTATTACCTGCAGATGATGAAGATTCTATGACATTGTATAATCTTGAAGTACCAGCATATACTTTTAATCCAACTGATGTAAAAGTAAATTATGTTGATAATAAGAGATTTACAATGAGAGATGTTGGGAAACTTGAAAGAAGAATTGAAAATCTTGAATATTATGTTTCTCTTAGTTTATTAGAAAAAGAAGCTGATGGATTAATTATTACTGATGCTAATGGTCAAGATAGATTTAAAAATGGAATTCTTGTAGATCCATTTGCAGGACATAATATTGGAGATGTTTTTAATGATGACTTTGCTATGTCAATTGATTATGATAAAAAGCAGTTAAGACCATCTTTTAGTTCAGATTTATATCCATTAAATTTTAATGCAAATTCTTCTGGAGCAACTGCTTTTTCAACTTTAGTGAATAATTCTGGTATATTAACTTTACCATTTGCATCAAATACATTTATAGAAATGTCTCTTACAGGAGCGAATGAGGGTAAAAATAATCAAAAAACTTTTCAAATAAATCCTTTCTCTGTACAGAATTATATGGGTCAAATGAAATTAGATCCGTATGGTGATACTTGGTATGATCAAACTGGTCAAGTACAAGTAAAAGTTAATATTGAAGGACAATATGATAATTGGACTTCAGCTTTTTTAGCAAAGAATGGACATGGTACTCATTGGAATGATTGGGAAGAAATTTGGTCTGGATCTCAAATTAATAATGAAATTAAAGAAGGTGTTAGGGATATAGGTGATATATCAAATAATAATAGAAAAGCAAAAACAACAGAACAAACTAAAACATTAACTGGATTAAGTTCAGGAAGTGTTCCAGAAAAAATTATTAAAACTGTTGGAAATAAAATAGTCAATTTAAGCGTAGTTCCAAAAGTAAGAGAACAATCAATAACTTTTATTGCTAAAGGATTAAAACCAAATAAAAATGTTTATGCTTATTTTGGTGATCTAAATGTATCAGATAACGTAAAACAGGCATGTGTTGTAAGTTTGTCAAATGTAAGCACATCTAATGTATTTCGAACAACTCCAGGAAATTTTGAACAAATTACAATTCAAGGTTCTGGAACAAACGCAAGTAATACTGCTAAAATTATTTACATGAGTGATAGAAGTAGTACAAATACTTGTACTGTTTTACTTACAGATTTGTCTGCTCAAACTGCTTTTACTGTTGGATCAGTAATTAAAGGGGATGTTACCGAAGCAAATGGAGCTATTACTGCAATTACACATTATAATTTTGAAGATACACAATTTGCGGTTTCTTCTGAAGGTGTTGTTGGGGGAGTTTTTAATATTAAAACTGATACGTTTACGGGTAGTCAAAATCTTTTTAGATTGACGGATGAACCAGATAATATTCCTGCCACCACAACATCAGTTGCAGAAGAAATATTTCATTCTACAGGGGTACTTGATAACAAACATGAATTGGGCCTTGTTTCTCTTAGACCATTTATTTCCAGACGAGAAAATATTAAAGAAGAAAGAATTACAAGAGCAACTTCTGATGGTAGACAATCAAAATCTACTGATTATATGAATCCGATGGCTCAAACTTTTTCTATTGATAAAAATCAATATCCTGCTGGTCTTTTTATTGATTCTGTAACTTTATTTTTTAATGGAAAAGACATATCAGTAGGAAATAAGACTCCTGTAACATTACAATTAAGACCCATAGTCAATGGAATGCCGAGTACATCATTGATTATACCAGGAAGTGAAGTTGTTTTAACTCCTGGAAGAATTACTGCAAACACAAGTACACCAGTTGCAAATACTAGCGGGGGATTTCCTGCCAGCTTTTTGGGTAATTCTGATACTGCAAATAAAAGTAATTCTGATGTTGGATCAAGAACAATGTTTAAATTTGATCATCCTATTTTTCTTGCTCCAGATGAATATGCGATTTGTGTATTAACTAATAGTAGTGCATATAAACTTTATGGATTTGAATACGGTGCTTTCCATACAGGAACTTCTAGAAAAATAACAAAACAGCCCTATATTGGAAATTTTTTCAAACCCTCAAATGTGGGAACTTGGGAAGAAGTAACAGATCAAGGATTAATGTTTCAATTGGATAGGTGCGAATTTGTATCAGCAAATGCATATGCTAGATTAGACAATTCTGATGTTTCAAGTGGAAATGCAACTTCAAATACAACTATAGATTCATTTAAAGTAATAACAGAATCATTTAATTTTGCAAATACTTATACAAGTTTTGATTATTATGCAACAGATTTGGCGGCCGCTACAAAAGGTTCTAATGTAAGATTTAAAGAAAATAAAAATGTTGATTTCAAAAAACAAAAGCAAATTACGTATCCACAAGCCGCAAATAATAGTTTTACTATTAATGCATATTTTGAATCTGCGAATACTTTAATATCTCCAGCAATTGATGAACAAAGAACAAGTATTATTACTATTGAAAATCTTATTAATAATGGAAGTTTATCAAATTCTGATATTGTTTTATCTAATACTGGAACAGGTTATTTCCAATCGGAGGTTGGTAGTGCAACAAGTAATGTGGCATCTGAAGGTAATACAAGCGTATTTGTAATATCTGCTCCTGATATTGGATCAAATACTGCTACAGTAGCCGCTAATGTTCATGCAAATGGTATTATTAATCAAGTTGTTGTAGTAAATGGTGGTTCAGGATATATTTCTACACCAACTATTACTAATTGGGATGTTAATGGAACGTCCGCGGCAGGTGATAATGTACGAATGACAACAGCCGCGGCTATTAGTGTTGTTGGTGAAGGAGCTAATAATACTGCAAATATACAAACAACAAATGTAATATCATTTTCTTCTGGTGGTAATTTAAAAGCTAGATATATTTCAAGAAGAGTTACATTAGAAGAAGGTTTTGATGCAGTAGACCTTAAAGTATACATGGATGCATATAAACCAAGAGGTGCTAACATACATGCTTATTATAAAGTTCTTTCTAGTGATGATTCAGAGTCTTTTGATGATAAACCCTGGTTTCTTATGTATCAAAAAACTGCAGATTCTACTTATTCTATAAATGAAAATGATTTTAAACGTTTTCAATTTAATACATTTAATGAAAAAATTACTTATATATCTGGTGGAGGAGCAAAATTTGAAAGATTTAGAACATTTGCAATTAAATTGGTTATGACTTTAGACAGAACATCACAGGATACTTTTATAGGAATTCCTAAAGTAATTAATTTACGAGCAATTGCTCTTGATAGTGAAGGTACTCCTTGATAGTAAAAACAGATAATCCAAAATATCATAGAGATACATTTTCTAATGCAATTATTGCAACTGATCAACAGGCTTTGTTGAAACATAGACAAAAAGTATCACAAATTAATACTATAAAAACTAATGAAAATGAAATAAATACTTTAAGAATGGATATTAATAATATTAAAGATGATATTAATAAAATTTTAGAATTGTTAAATAAGGACAAAAATGTCGATATCTGAAAGCATTAGTGATGTTGAATTAACCCATACGTTTGAACAATGGCGTTCAAAAACAAATCAACTCATTACAGTAATAGATGAAAGTTCAGATGATAATCCTGCTGGTAATTTAATTTCCGCCAATAGTATTGGTGGACTTGAAATTAACACAATAAGCGGAAATATTGTTACAGGAGCAAATGTAACTGGTACTAGATTATTGTTTTCTGGATCTCCTGAAGTAAATTTTACTGGTGCGACTGTTACTGATTTGGGAACTGCCGCTAAATTTGCATTAGTTGAAGATTCTGGAGCAACTATAACTGGTACTACTCCTGATAGTAAGATTGAAAGAGCCCAAATAAATGAATGTGAAATAAATTTAAATGGTGCAAATTTTAGTGCAAATGGATCATCTACAATTAATCTTTTTGGAGCAACGGTTTCTGATTTAGGAACTGTTTCTTTAGCTACATTTAATGGTGGAACGATTAATAATATGAATGTCAATATTACTGATGATTCAACGGCACAAATTATTACAGTATCCGCGGCGGGTCCTCATATATTTACAGGCGCATCTTTTAATAATGGAACTTATAATACTCCAACTACAGTTGGAGGACTTATGCATTCTGCAAATATATCGGTTAATGCTTCATCGGCTTTTGTAGCTAATGTTGGTGCTATTTTTGGTTCAGATGTGGGAACTGCTAATGTGGCTATTGGTGATTTTCCAGAATTTACAACATCTCCAATTCTTCCATCTTCTTCTAAAGGAAGACTGCATATAAGATCGGATTTTGCAGATGCAGGAACAACAAATCCTACTGCCGCCGTATCAACTGCTGATGAATTAGTATTAGAAAATGAAAATGATGTAGGAATGACATTTTTATCTGATACTGCATCTAATGCACATATTATGTTTGGTGATTCTGCTGATCCAGATGTTGGAGGAATTGTATATAATCATGATACAGATAGTATGCATATTGTTACTGGTGCCGCCAATACTGCTGTATTTGGAGATGAGTATGGTGGGCATATGCAAATTGTGGGTGGAGACACTTATTCTGGACAGGGCGCACAAGTAGGAAAATTACATGTAAATGTTGGTTCAACTGATGGTACAGCAGGAATTTTTTTAGATTCAAATGATGAAGATCAAATAGGAATTTCAATTGATGCAGGACAAACAACTGCGAATGTTGTTGAAATTAATGCTGATGCATTTACAACTGGTCATATAATTTCAATACATCGTGGACTTCCAACGGCTGATTCTGCTTATGCTAATGGTTCTTTAATACATCTTACAGATAATAATGCTTCAACAAATGCTAGAGCAATAATTGATGTAAATCAAGATAGTGAGAATGCTACTGGAACAGTAGGATTAAGAATTAAAATGGACGGTGGAGTAGGGGCAGAGATAATGCAAAATATTGATAAAACAGGATTAAATGTAGAATCGTCTGTTGCTCATACTGCTTCATTGGGTGTTTTTAAATCAGCTAGTACTAGCTCGACTGGTGCAACTTTATATGTTGAAGGAAATTCTAGCACAGGAGGAACAAAAGTTGTTCAATTTGCAGGTCCATCTGGTGATATTATGTCTGCAAGAGCAAATGGAGTAACTTCTGTTGCTCGTATGGAATGTAATGCTTTTTTAACTACAGAACATCCTACTAATCCAATACATCTATTAGGAGTGAGAGATACAGGCGGAACAGTTGTAAATCTTGGTTCATAGTAAATCAAACATAAGATAAAAATGGCAAAACCTAGTACAAGAGAAGAATTAAAACAATATTGCCTTAGAACTTTAGGAAAACCAGTTATTGAAATAAATGTAGAAGATGATCAACTGGAAGATCGAATGGACGAAGGCTTGCAATTTTTTCAGGAATATCATTTTGATGGTGTTGAAAGAATGTATAACATTCATCGAATTACGGGTTCAACTGTTAAAATTGCTTCAAATACAGGCGCCTTTACAGTAGGCGAGAAAATAACTGGTGGAACATCAAATGCAACCGCAAAAGTAGTTTCTTCAAATACTACAGTTATTACATTTAAGAGTCATAAAGATACAGATGATATTGCAAATAATGATACAACATCTAGTTTTTCAAATGGCGAAACAATAACAGGAAGTACAAGTGGATCTACTGCAGTAGCCGAGACTGATGCATCATTAGTTACTTTTGGTGATGTAGACAATCATTATATTACATTAAGTGATTCCATAATTGGAGTAACTGGTATTTTTGATATACAAGATACTGGCGGGGCACAAACATCAAGTGATTTATTTTCGTTTAGATATCAATTTCATTTAAATGAAATGCCATATCTTACTGCTACTTCTATAATAAATTATAAAATGTCAATGCAACATTTACAATTGTTGAATGATATGTTTGTAGGAAAGAAGCCTTTACGATTTAATAGACATCAAAATCGATTATATTTAGATATAGATTGGGATAATGATGATCTTGAAGTAGATGAATATGTTGTTGCAGAGTGTTATAGAATAATTGAACCTGCAACATTTACAGATGTATATAATGATATGTTTTTAAAGAAATATGTTACGGCTCTTTTTAAAAGACAATGGGGAGCCAATTTAATAAAATATGAAGGAGTTCAACTTCCAGGAGGAACGACACTAAATGGAAGAACAATGTTTGAAGAAGCAATAACAGAATTAAGAGAAACAGAAGAACAAGTATCTCTTAAATACGAATTACCAGTTGACTTTATGGTTGGTCCAGGATAATGCCTACTAATTCTTATTTTAATCATTTACAAAATGCCTCAGAACAAAATTTACATCAAGATTTAATTATAGAATCGATAAAAAATTTTGGCATAGACAACTATTACCTTCCAAGACAATATATGAATGAGGATCTTCTTTACGGAGAAGATACTATTTCACAATTTAATCAATCTCATTTAATAGAAATGTATGTCAAGTCTGTTGACGGATTTGAAGGAGAAGGTGATTTTATTTCAAGATTTGGATTAGAAATAAGAGATCAGGTTATTTTTTCTGTGGCGAGAAGAAGATGGGAAAATTTAGGAACCGGTTATGATAGACCAAGAGAAGGTGATGTAATATTTCTCCCATTAAATAAAAAACTTTATGAAATTAGATTTGTTGAACATGAATCAATGTTTTATCAATTCGGAAAATTACCAATATTTGATTTAACATGTGAATTGTTTCAATACGATGATCAAAGAATTGATACGGGTATTGAAGACATAGATGAAGTAGAAGATAAATATGCTTATTCAATAGAAGTAACTCTTGATTCAGGAGGTTCAGGAAATTATGTAGAAGACGAATATGTATTTGTTGGCAGTACTGAAAGTTCTGCCAATACAAAAGGAAGAGTAATATCTTGGAATTCTACTGATAGAGTATTGAAACTAACAGATTTGAGGGGAACCTTTACATTAAGTCAAAATGTAGTTGGAAATACAAGTGGTGCATATTATACAGTAGGTACTACACCTGATACACAATCATTTGTTAATGATACTTCAGCAAATAATATAACTATTGAAACTGAAGCAGATTCTATTATTGATTTCTCAGAATCAAATCCATTTAGTGAAGGTAATATTTAAGTCGTAGATTCTGGAAGAAGTGTAATCATTCCTTCAACTACCCTTTCTTTCGTTACAGCATCCGCTTGGGTGTATTCAACATCATAAACATATAATCCTGAAGACATATTTGCTGTTTGAGTAGCATTAGCAGTTATAGTTACATTACTACCAGATACTGCCGCTGTGAAGGTCAGTATCCAAGAAGTATTAGTAGTTGTGTGATTCTTTTTCATTTTAGAAGCACAAGTACCAGTACTTATTGTTACATTTGCATTGTTTGCATCTTTAGCAGTAAATACTTTTTCAAAGTTACTGCCTTGATACATTGTTAAATTTTCGCCTTGGGTTTTTATTGATAGTGCCATAAGACTATTTATACAACTAAATAATATTACAATCTTTATGGAGTATTATGTTAGGACAAACTTTTTATCATCAAACAATAAGAAAATATGTTGCGTTGTTTGGTACGCTATTTAATGATATTAATATTGAAAAAAAGGATTCGGGTGGTAATGTTTTATCTCGACAAAAAGTACCAATAGCTTATGGACCAAAACAAAAATTTCTTACAAGAATAAATCAAGATGCTAGTTTAGATAGACAAGTTGCTATTCAACTTCCTAGAATGGGATTTGAAATGACTGGTATGGCTTATGATCCTGTTAGAAAATTAAATACAATAGGCTCGTTGACACATAAAGAAACGATAAATGGAAATCGTAATGTTAGGAAGATGTTTAATCCCTCTCCATATATTTTTGATTTTTCTTTATATGCTTTTGTAGAAAATGCTGAAGATGGCACTCAAATATTAGAACAAATTCTTCCGTTTTTTACTCCAGAATTTAATGTAACTGTTAATATTATAACAGATATGGGACTTTCAATAGATATTCCAATTGTTATTCAAAGCGCAACAAGTGAAGATTCTTATGAAGGGGAATTTTCTGCTAGAAGAACAATTATCTGGACAATATCTTTTATGTTAAAAGGTTTTATATATCCTGATATCAAAACTGGTCAATCGATAATCAAAAAAATTGAAGTAGCATTTAAAGAAATTGATGGTGTTGATGCAAGTATTGAAAACAATGAATTATTGTTAGAAACTTCTACTCCTTTTTCAGAAGATCAATTTCTATTGGAAACAGGAAGTCTTCTTTTAACTGAGGATAGTATAACTGAACTTGGTCTTGATAATATAATTAGTAAAATTACAGTTGTTCCTGAAGGAGGAGCAAATACCTATATTACTCCAGGAGACGATTTTGATGCAAATACTACAATAACAGTTTATAATCCACCAGTAGATTATGATGAAGCAACTGGCATATATGAGTGAGGTAAAATATGATAAAAGATTTTGAAGATAAATTAAATGAAATTCTAGAAATGCCTTCTGGCTCTATTGTAAAAAAACCCATTGAAAGAAAAGTTGTTGCATCTGATTCAGAAGATTTAAATACTGATTATAAGTATGTTCGTGAAAATATATACAATATTATTGAAAGGGGACATGATGCTATTGAAGATTTATTACAAGATGCGAGAGATAGTGGTAATGCTAGAATGTTCGAAGTTGTTGGTCAATTAATTAAAACTGTAGGTGAACAAAATCAAAACTTAATGAATGTTCATAAACAAGTAAAAGATATCAAACAAGAAAACAGTACGGGACCTAATTCAGTAACAAATGCATTATTTGTTGGTAGTACTGCAGAACTCCAAAAAATGTTAAAAGATAAAAAAGAATAGTGGCTCATTTAGGACAAATCGATAGAAGATTTCCAGGACAAGTGGTTTTCACACGATATGTTACAGAAAATGCTGACTGGAAAAAATTGAAGCTGAGAATAGAAAATGGTCAGGTTGCCGAAATGTTTCAAGAAACTAATAATGAATTAGACAGTATGAACGTTACTATTCAACCAAGAACAGAAATAAAATTGCTTTCAGAGAAATATAAGGAATTTGAAAAAAGAAAATATGCTAACATTGAATATCAGAGAAAAAAAGGATATATATTAATTTCAAAAATAAGAAAACCTACAGATAATCTTAATGCAGAAAGACCACAAAAATTACAAATATTAGCAGAAGATTTTACAGAAAAAGGTAATAATGAAAAAATAACAGTACTTTCTAAAAAAGATGTTCCAGTAAAATTATTTAATACTTATGATGATTTAAAAAAAAGTATTGTTTGGGGTTTAGATAATAAAATTAGTAATAATGATTATCTTATAGAAAAAATAAAAGCATATTTGGATAAAGATGATTTATCTGAGATTGATTTGAATGGTATTGATGACAGTCATATTGATGAATTGGGTGTATATTTTGGTGAAATTTTAATAGGAATATTAGCATTTAAAAATCAGTTATCAGATACTTGTACTCCTTCTGATATGTTTGGAATTAATTTGAAATCTTTTAGTATACCGACTGATCCTGCATTTAAACTTGTTGATAGTAGTTTGATGTTTGATTCAACTACTGTTAGCATATCGAGTAAATATGATAAGGGCTCCGCCGCATCATTTATGTCGAATGTTCTTCCTTATGGAATGAAATATTATACTGGTTATAAAGATTGTTTTTTTAAAAAAATGTGTCGCATCGCATCTAATATGGGATATACATCAGAACAAGTAGGAGCAAGTAGATTTAAATATTCAAAAAATATAACATTTGAAGTAGGATTAAGAGCAGTATTAAAATTAAAAAAATCAGTTGTAAAAAATTCAAATCATTCTATTTATGAAAGCATTCGAAAAGTCGCAATGAATCAGACTCTTTCTCCAAAAGAAAATCAAGAAATTGATGATGTAATAGTAGCAATAGAAGATTATTTTATAAAGAGAAAAACTTTCGATGGTAGAGAACAAGTTATACAAACAATAAGAAATAACTATCCTTTTACAATTACTTCTTTTTTTAATTATTCTGTGGCGAGTATATTAAATAATGATCGTACATCAAGAAAATATGTTCACGAAATAATCGGTGGTAAAGATTTCTATCAAGCAAATTTAAATAAATCTAAATGGAGAAAAGGTATTATTGATATAAGAATGGTTTCTCCTAAATCTGCTACATTAAAAATATTAGGATCAATGTCAGGCGCTACAGATTTTACTGCAAAACAAGGTTTAGTAAATTACGAGTTAAAATAATGGCCAGAGATACTTACGCAGGGAATCCTCTTCTTAAAGGGGCATATCAACCACTAGAATATGATAAAGAAACTTTGGAAGAATATATTAGATGTTCTAAAGATCCAATATATTTTGCAAAAACATATATGAAAATTGTTCATGTAGATCATGGTTTAATGCCTTTTGATTTATATGATTATCAAGAAGAGATGGTTGATACATTTCATAATAATCGTTTTGTTATTTGTAAGATGCCCAGACAAACTGGAAAATCAACAACGATTTGTGCTTATCTATTACACTTTGCTCTTTTTAATGAACAATCTAATATTGCTATATTAGCAAATAAGGGTTCTACTTCAAGAGAAATTCTTCAAAGATTGAAAACTGCATATGAACATTTGCCAAAATGGTTACAACAAGGTGTAGTTGTTTGGAATAGAGGTAATATTGAATTAGAAAATGGTAGTAAAATTATATCTGCTTCAACTTCTTCTTCTGCGGTTCGTGGATCATCTTTTAATATTATTTTCATGGATGAGTTTGCACATATTGATCCACCAAGTTTAGCAGAAGATTTCTTTACTTCTGTATATCCTACTATTTCTTCTGGTAGTACTACTAAAGTTTTTATTGTTTCAACTCCAAAAGGATTGAACATGTTTTACAAAATGTGGATTGATGCTGAAGAGAAAAGAAGTGATTATGTTCCAATAGAAGTACATTGGTCTCAGACACCAGGAAGAGATCAAAAATGGAGAGAAGAAACGATAAGAAATACGAGTGAATTACAATTTTCACAAGAATATGAATGTGATTTTATTGGATCACAAAATACATTAATATCAGCGGCAAAACTTAGAACTATGCCTTATAAACCACCTATTACAACGAAAGAGTTCTTAGATGTTTATGTTGATCCAAATCCTAAACATTCATATGTGTGTATAGTTGATGTTGCACGAGGAAGAGGACAAGATTTTTCTGCATTTTCAATCATAGATGTTTCTCAATTTCCATATGAACAAGTTGCAAAATACAGAGATCCAAATATTTCACCTATGTTATTGCCAAATGTTGTTGATAATGTGTGTAGATATTATAATTCTGCTTATGTTTTAGTTGAAATAAATGATATTGGTGGTCAAGTAGCGGATATTTTACATCACGATTTAGAGTATCCTAATATTTTTCAAACGAGTGTTTTGGGTAGATCGGGACAAACCTTAGGAGGAGGATTCGGAAAAAGTTCACAATTAGGAATTAGAACTACAAAAGAAGTTAAAAGAAAAGGGTGTTCTAGTTGTAAAGATTTAATAGAAGGAGATAAATTACTTGTTTGGGATTTAGATACTATTACTGAAATGACAACATATATTGCTAAAGGATCGAGTTACGAAGCAGAAGAAGGTTATCATGATGACTTGATGACAACTTTAATTTTGTTTGGTTGGTTAGTAAATCAAAAATATTTTACAGAAATTACTGATTTAGATTTACGTGAAAAAATGTTTAAAGAGCAATTAGAAGAAGCAGAAGCACAATTAATTCCTTTTGGGTTTATAAATGATGGAAGAGACTCTTATGAACCAGAAACCGTAGAAATGGGTGGTGAAAAATGGATAGTAGATAAAAAATATTCTACTGAATATCTACATTAATGCGATGAATATTTTGGGGTTTTTTTATTTGTTCTGTTAGTTTATTTATATCGTGCTTTAAATCTGGTCTTATTTTTTTTAATTTATTTAAATATCTTATAGATTCATTAAATATCATTTCAGGATTAATTCTTAATTCGTAAAATTTATTTCTCGTTTCACTTTTTGTAGTTAAATATAAATGCTCTGGTTTTACGCAATATGTATTATTACATGATTGATGAACTATTTTATTCTGTTTAATAGTTCCTTTATAAGCAATATATGCAAATCTATGGGCGGGAATTGATTTTCCATCATATGAAAACATACCATATCCCTGCTTTGTTTTACTTGCAGTCCAAAACCAACAATCATTTGTTTTTAAAATTTTCTTTTCAAATCTTTCAATAGCCTTCTCCATCTTATTATTTATATTACAATAAATAAAAACACCTCTAAAATTAGCTAAAATATAAATATATTGGAGAGCAATTTATTTAAAATATTTTAGGGAGAGATAATATGGCCTTTCAAGTTAGTCCAGGAGTAGCCGTAGCAGAAATCGATTTAACTACTAGAGTACCCATTCCTTCTATTTCAGATGGTGCTATAGCTGGTAATTTAACATGGGGACCCTTGGAGGTTGCTACATTAGTTACTGCAGAAGATCAATTAGTTTCTATATTCGGTAAACCAAATGCAAATACATATAAAACATTTTTTAGTGCCGCAAATTTTTTAAGTTATTCTAACAAATTAAGAGTTGTTAGAGCGGCAAATACATCAACTGCAAAAAATGCAGTATCTGGTGGTACCGCAATATTGATTCGAAACGATAAAGAGTATCAAAATACTTACGAATCTACAACAACTTCAGGAACAAGTTTTACAGCAAAATATCCTGGTACACTTGGAAATTCAATGAGACTTTCTATTTGTCAAGCAGATAGGGCAAATACAAAAGTTAATGAAACTGATGGTACTGTTTCTGTTGCGGGTGATAGTAGTGTTTTACTCACAGGAACAGTTGCAAATAGTGATACTGGAGCGGGTATTACAGGAACAGGTACATTATTTGATGTAGAATTAAGAGTTGGAGATGTTGTTGTAGAAAGTGGTAGTAATTCTAATGTAGGAATAGTAACAGCAATTACTTCTAATACTGTAGCAACAATTACAACAGGTGCAGGAGGAGCAGAAACCACAGGAATAACAGGAGAAGATGGTGGTGGTGTACAACTTGTAAGGAAAAAACGATCCGCTTTTGAAGAACCAGCAGAAAATATGATTGGTAGTATTTCTGCTTCCGCAGGAGGAACTACAATTACAGGAACTAATTCTGCTTTTACCCGACAAATTCATGTAGGAGATATCATTTCATGTTATGATGATGTGGATAAAAAACATGAAGTTTCACGAAGAGTAACCGCTATTACTAACTCAACATCAATGACTGTTGCTACTGCCTTTGACAGAGTTATAACCTCTCAAGCTATTTGGCACAGGAAATGGGAATATCGTGATTCTTTTGGAACTGCCCCACTTACTAGTCCATATGCTTGGAAAGAAACTGGATCAAAAGATGTTGGAGATGAAATTCATGTTATATTAGTAGATGAAGATGGAGATATTTTAGGAGCAAAAGATAGTAGAGGGGCAAAAACTTCTTCAAATAAACAAGTTATTGAAGCATATTCAAAAGTATCAGTAGCGAATGGTGCTGTAGGAGATACAGGAGATACTTTATATTATAAAGAAGCAATAAACAATGATTCTAATTATATTAGATGGACAGATCATGATGCAATGGGAGATTCGCCTCTAGATGCTTCATCTGGTAAAATTACTTATGATTGGGGAGCTACCCTCGATAAGGGAAATACTGATGCTAGATTTGCTGGAGCTTTTAGTGGAGCAGGCGCAAATGGAATTATGACTGCCAGTTTATCAGGAGGAGTTGATGGATATAGTTCTTCAGCTTCAGATGAAATTACTGCTTATAGTTATTTTAGAGATCCCGCAAAAATAGATGTTTCTCTATTAATTTCGGGAGAAGCATCAAATACCTTAGCTACGTATTTGATTAATGAAATAGCAGAAACTAGAAAAGATTGCGTTGTGTTTATTTCTCCTGAAGAAGCAGATGTTGTTAATACAGAGGGAAATGAAATAACAAATGTAGTTGCTAGAAGGAATGCATTACCAAGTACAAGTTATGCTGTTATGGATGGAAGCTATAAATATATGTTTGACAGATATAATTCTGTTTATAGATGGGTTCCAATGAATGGTGATGTTGCTGGAATTTGTGCCCAAGCAGATAATGTTAATCCTTATATTTCTCCAGCAGGATTTACAAGAGGAAACATAAAAGGCGCAGAATTTATAGCATATGTTCCAAATAATTCTGAAAGAGATGATTTGTATATAAATGGGATTAATCCAATAGCATCATTTCCTGGAAAAGGAAAAGTTTTATTTGGTGATAAAACATTGTTAGCAAGACCATCATCTTTTGATAGAATTAATGTACGTAGACTTTTTATTATTTTAGAGAAAGCAATAGCAAATGCGGCTGAAAATTTATTGTTTGAATTTAATGATGAATTTACACGATTAAATTTTATTTCTATAATAGAACCCTTTTTGAGAGAAGTTCAATCATCGAGAGGTATAGAAAGTTTTAAAGTCATATGTGATGGTTCAAATAATACGCCTGCTGTTATAAATAGAAATGAGTTTAGAGGAGATATTTTCATTAAACCCACTAAATCCATTAATTTCATTGGATTAAACTTTGTAGCAGTTGCTTCCGGAGTTGAATTTTCTGAAGTCGTTAACGCAATTTAAATTAGGAGAAAAGTAAATGGCATTCAATATACAAAATTTTAGAGAGGCAATGCAATATGATGGGCAAAGACCTAATTTATTTAGAGTAACTATGCCCACCAAGACCAGTCTTTTTAATGGAAATGATTTGCAATTATTTGCTAAAGCAACATCAATACCTGGTGCTACAATTGGAACAGTTATAGTTCCTTATTTTGGGAGAGAAGTTAAACTTGCAGGAAATAGAACTTTTCCAGAATGGACAGTAACAGTTATTAATGATGAAACTTTTGCAGTAAGAACACAATTTGAAAATTGGATGGATTATATAAACTCACATGCTACAAATACTAGAAAAGCTGGTTCGGGTCAAGGAGATTATGTATCTACAGCAACGGTTGAGCAGTTTAGTAAAAAAGGTCCTGCTTCAGCAATTACAGCAAGTTATTCATTTGTAAACATGTTTCCAACTGATCTTTCAGAAATTACTTTAGATTGGGGAGATAATGATACTGTTGAAGAATATACTGTAACTTTTTCATATGATTATTGGCTTCGAGAAACTAAATCTGCGGCTCCGGCTACTTATAGTGCCCAAGCGGCGGATATCATTGATACTGCCTGATAGTGGCGTTGGTACAGGATAAAATTTTCAAAAAAACTTAATTTTCTGATTTTGCGAGTGAATAAATATAAATTAGTACAGTACTATTATAATTATTTAACTCGCATTCAGGAAATTACATGCCTATTGAACTATTCGGTTTTTCAATCGGAAAAAAAGAACAAAAGAACGTAAAGGTTCAGACTTTTGCGGAAGCAGAATATGAAGATGGAGCATTGTCCGTAGCATCAGGTGGTGTTTATGGAACATATGTTGATACAGAAGGTGCTATAAAAAGCGAGTCTGAATTGATAAACAGATATCGTGATATGGGTCTTCAAGCAGAAGTAGAAAACGCTATTGATGATATAGTTAATGAAGCAATTGTATCATCAAAAGACAAACCAGTTGTAAGAATTAATGTAGATAATTTAAATGTCTCTGAACCCATTAGAGACAAAATAAGACTAGAATTTAAGAGTATAAGTAAACTTTTAGATTTACAGAATTTGGGGTCTGATGTTTTCAAAAGATGGTACATTGATGGTAGAGTATACTATCATGTTATCGTTGATGAGAATAATTTAGAAAAAGGTATTCATGAATTAAGAATATTAGATCCTAGAAAAATAAAGAAAATACGTGAAAAGAAAAAAGAAAAACAACCCAATGGTAAAACAAAAACCACTGTTTTGGAATATTATGTTTATAATCAAAAGGGAATTTATCAATCACAAGGACAAGTAATCGGAACTGCTTTTACAAGTGCCGCCAGTGGTTTAAAGATATCTCCCGATTCGATTGTATATACACATTCGGGACTAATGAATGCTACACGTTCATTAGTTTTATCCTACCTACACAAAGCAATCAAACCATTAAATCAATTAAGAATGATAGAAGATTCTCTGGTAATTTATCGTATTTCACGGGCTCCAGAAAGAAGAATTTTTTATGTTGATGTTGGTAATTTACCAAAATTAAAAGCAGAACAATACATGCGTGATTTAATGACACGATACAAAAATAAACTTGTATATGATGCAAACACCGGTGAAGTTAGAGATGATAGAAAACATATGTCAATGCTTGAAGATTATTGGATGCCAAGAAGAGAAGGTGGAAGAGGAACAGAAATTTCTACCCTACCCGGTGGTTCAAATCTTGGAGATATTGAAGATGTATTATATTTTCAGAAAAAACTTTACAAATCACTAGGTGTTCCTATTTCAAGACTTGAATCAGAAGCAAATTATA